CGAAGGTACTGCCCGAGCCCACCCACATGAGGCGGGCGCATGGAATGAGGTGCAGGATGTAGCTGACATCGCCCGAGGCCAAGTGCCAGTGGAGGGATCAGTTGCCACATGTACCGACATGTCACGCGCCAATCAAGTGTTTGTGCGTTGCCAAGATGTTGTGGAGGTTAAGAACCACCGCCGAATTGGCACGCATAAACACGAGGATTATCTGCGGAGCGTTGTAGCCACGTTGAAGGTTACATTTGGTTGCCCTGTTGATAATGCAGCGAATCGTCTTGCCGTGAGACGCAGTGCCAAGCACATCATGCTTAGACACACAGTCCGGCACACTGACATCGCGCGCATTATAGATCGAGTGGTTGCTGGTGTGTTCATTCCCAATGAACACGAGATACTGGCCGCTCAAATGATGCAGAGCAACACAAACCGCAAGCTGCGTAGTGAGTTGCAGTTTGCTGGGCCACAAAGCTTTTGGGCAAAGCTGTGGCACCCCTTCTCCCGAGGCCGTTATGGTCTCGAAGGGGGGGGCTGAGGAGGCCTTGGCATTGTTAACGGTATATCGCACAGCACTACGCTGAGTGATCCTAGGCTCACCGTTGACAGACATGCTAAGGAGCCTCCAAAACCCCGCAGATTGTTCTCCATTAAGGAGCTATCCCCCAATCTGGATCTAGGGGTTAATAATGCGGATATTAACACATTGGAGTGTGCGTTGTTAACACGCATGTACTACTGCAAAGTCGGTGATGACTTTGTAGCTCCACCAGTCGTGAACACGGATCTGTTCACGGCACGTCTTAGTGACTTCAAGAAAGCGCTCTTGAGTAATACCCGCCGCACCCCCAAATTTACCTTGCAGGAAACTGTGGAGACGTATACGGGCAGGAGGCGGACTATTTATGAGAACGCTATGAAGAAGCTAATGACAATCGGTCTGTCAAGGGAAGATGCCAAGTCCATAGCATTTACCAAGATGGAGCTGGTAAACCCCAGCAAGGCTCCCCGATGTATTCAACCGAGGGACCCAGCTTACAACCTAAGCTTGGGAAGATACATCAAAGCGGCCGAACACAAGATTTACGATGGAATAAAACGAGTGTTTGGTGATGGACCAACGGTTATGAAAGGGTATAACGTTGAAGAGATTGGTGCAATAGCACGTGGCAAATGGAGATCGTTCTCTAAGCCCGTTGCCATTGGTTTGGATGCCACCAAGTTTGACATGCATGTGTCCCCAGCGGCGCTGGGTTGGGAACATTCCATTTATTTGGATTTGTTCCACAACCCTGCGGAGTTGCGGACCTTGTTGAACTGGCAAATGAATAACCGAGGCGCAGGGTTTTGTCCCGACGGTAAGTTGAAATACCGAGTGAAGGGCAAACGATTCTCCGGTGACATGAACACCGGTCTTGGCAATTGCATACTTATGTGTGCAATGGTCCATGCTTACGCGAAGGAGCGCGGAGTGGAAGTGAAGTTGATGAACAATGGAGATGATTGCGTAGTGATGATGGAGTCACGCGACATGGCTAAGTTTAACTTGGGTTTGGATGACTGGTTCATAGAGATGGGTTTCCGCATGGTTGCGGAAGACCCTGTTTACCAGTTACATCAAATCGAGTTTTGCCAGATGCATCCCATAGAGATCAACGGAACTTGTCGAATGGTTAGGAATGTGATTTCCTCCTTGCGAAAGGACACGATCACAGTCCACAACCTTGGAAACGGTGCAACACGGGAGGCGTGGTGTACCGCAGTGGGTACTGGAGGCTTAAGCCTGACCGGAGGTGTTCCGGTCGTGCAGAACTTCTATCAGTGTTATCAACGCATTGGTTGCATGAGAACTAGTAGGTTCACAGATGATGCAACCTTTGCCACTGGGATGAAGCTTATGAGCAAGGGCATGAATGAGCAGTACCGGGAGCCGGACGCATGGACACGAGTGCAATTCTTTGAGGCTTGGGGTATCACACCCGATGAACAAGTGGCAATCGAGCAATATTACGATGGCTACCAGTTTATCAGTGAGACCTCAGAAGGCATAGATAATTCCGGTTTAATTTTCCAAGGGCTCGAGCTGTAAAGGCTCGGGTACGATCCAAGACATAAAACTCCCCCATACCGATATAAAAACTAGTACGTAGAGCGTAATCTACAATGGCACCTAAAAACAATAAAAATAGACGTCGTAACACACGACGCAACATGCCGTTAGCCCGTGCTAACGCGCCAATCCCCGCCCACTACCCACGGGCCCCAGGAGACACGATGACGATGCCGTTTAAATTTACGGCGTTGTTATTGATTCCAGCTGGCTCAGGTACAGTTGGTAAGCTCCTGGCGCTGGGTCGAGGCACAAACACTGGAGATTACATCTTCCTGAACACGATGAGTGCTCAGTTCGCAGCCATGCAGGACATTAGTTCCCGCTGGATGTTGACCAATCTGAAGGTGCAAGTTCGCGCCACCGGTATCGGTGGTAGCTCAAACACATTCATTGCGGCAAGTTACATCCCGTCGAACACAGGAATTGACAATCCACCCTCCAGTCTGCAGGAGGTTTCCCAAGCAGTACACTATGCTGAGTCTTCCCTAGGCACAACTGGTGATTTACAAGTTCGGCCCACTGATTATTTTAATGATTGGAGGCAAGTAACGGACACTGTGGACGCCAGTGATAGCCAGGCTGGGTTGATTCAGTTGTACGGCTCAGGAACCCCCGGGTCTGAGGGTGTCACCGCCGGTGTTTACACCGTCAGTGGCAACTTAGTGTTTTGCGGATTCCGCGTTTAAACGAGCAAGCAAATGTTGCGATGTGTTTTACAGACACTGCATATTTACTACGCTCTTTACATAATAAAACGACAAAAATAAAAATAAAAATTCATAATAACTCACAAAACAACGTAACACCAAGATTAGCTACCTTGGCATTCGTGTACAAATCATCGTTTCTGTTTCCTTTACATGTAGCACATTTATGTGCGGGGTGTGTTAACCCCAGCCCACACCAATTTTAAGTGGTTTAGTCGACCACTGGTTAGGTGTAGATAGTCCACTGCCTAGGCAACCAATAGCCCGTTTACGGGGGGCATACTATTGGGTTTTAGTGGCACCATAACTAGTG